CGGAGTCCGCTGAAACACGCATTGCATAAATCTTGTCGTTCTGCGTCATAACACGGAGCTGTGCAGCAGTGTAACCATTAGCCAGAAGATACGTCTCCATGTTTGCAACATCAGTGTAGTTGTCTGAAGTTGCTAAAGGGTTAGTAGTCGTCTGACCACTAGCACGCCGCTTGTCAACGAAACCAATATCTAACGCAGGACCGAACTGTAAGTTACTCATTTGGCATACCTTCCTGCATCTGCGGCATTGGATTAGGTCCCGGCTGTTGTGGCTGAGCCATAGGGTCTAATTGCCCACCCTCGGAACTCTTTAATTCGTTGCCTTGACTTTGCTGACCTTCGTCCCCTAAGGGAATAGGCGGCAGACCGGCAGCCTGTCGTGGGTCCATAGTAACAGTCTCAAGACCCATTGCCATCAGATGACCATTAACGTGATCCTCAAATAGTGCTTTAACTTCATCAGATAAAGCTTCAAACTGCTGTGATTTTCTGTACTGATTATGTCCTTCAATGTGCATCTTGTGATTATCCCAAGTATTAACCGGAACAATCAACGGGGGAGGAGGCATTAAAGCTTGCTGCATAGCAGGGTCCTGCATCATACTTGGGTCTACAGGGCCCATCTGTTGCTGCTGTTGCTGCATATACATAGCATCATGTTGCTGGATTAATTCAGGGGTAACTTTACTCATGCGCAGGTTTTCACGTTGAATCTGACGCTTATCAACCTGGATCTGCTCGTAAAGTTTGTTAACGCCGCCCATGTCCATTACCTCAAGACCAACTTGAGGGTCAATGAACTGCATCTTCATCATATCCATGATTAAGGCTTGCTTAGCTGCCTTAGACGTAGGAAGTGAAGAGCCACCTTCAATACGGATGTCAGTGTTGTCACGGAGATCAGAACCCTTAAATGCCATAGCATCAAAGGAACCGTCGGGGCCCGTGACTTTAATTAACTTCTCATCCTTCCAGTAATCCTTGACATAGTTAAGAACTAATCCTGCAACCTTCTCTACACCTTCTTCTAATGAATCAAAGGTAGGTGCCATCTTAGACTCATCACGTTCCTGTAGATATGAAATAGCCGTGGCAGCCGTAACTCCAGGAGGTGCTTGTCCTTGAGTAACTTCATGCTGTCCGGAAATATCATTCATATCAAGAACGATACGGTCCAATTCTTGCAGGACGTAACTAGGTAAGTTTTGAAGCTGCAAGGGTTCAGGTTTAGGGAAACCAGGAGTATAGCTAACTACTAATCCAGGCTCAGAGGTAATTTTAGAAGGATCGATAGAACCACGAGCCGCTAATAACTGCGGTTTCGCCATTCTGTTCTTCGCTTCGATAATTTGACCTCTTGTGCGGTTATACTCTTTCTGTAGAGGAATAAGATCCTCAATAACACTGTGAGAGTAAAACTTACCGCCAGGAATATGGTCAAACTTAGCCATCGGATACAGACCATGCTTATACGGCCATCCTCGGAATCCCTGAACAATTTTATTACCTACGATAGTAAAGAATGCACCCTCGGGGAACTTAGAGTTCTGCCCAGGCTTAATCCAAAACTCTAGCACTAAAGCATTGTGCTCTTTACTTAATGCTTGGGTACCAATAAGGTTGAGAAAGGACTCTTCCAGAATATCTGTTGCATCACCAACAGAGCCTTGATTGATAGGACTGCCATCAATACCGGCTGGAAAGTGCATCTTAACGTACTCTTGAGATTTAACTTGTGCGTGAATCATGAAAGGCTGATTCTCAAGCTCAACCTCTCGGAAATCGGGAACTAAAACATGGAAAGGGGTTTCGTGATGAATTAAAGTATCTTCCTTCATGAAGTCCCACCAACACTTCATGAAGGCATTACCTGTAACAAGATTCCAAAGCATTGCCTGCCGGATCTCTTGCTTAACCTTCTTCTGGATGTAGTGGTACTCCCAGACTTGTTCACCTGCCATTGCTGCGTACATATCTCTATCTTCAGCAGACGCAGGTGTAACAGAGGCACTAGGCTTATTAGCCGTAAGATGTGCCAACTCAGTTCGAATAATCGGTCTAATTCTATTAATAACTGGGCGACTCCTGTAGTACGGAGCCGGGGGAGTGTATAGCTTGGGTACACCCATAGAGTTAGTGAAGTTCTGTCCAGCTCTAAGGATGGCTACGTTCTGCTTACCGAAATAAAACGCCATGTTGAGATACCACTGACGTTCAATAGCAGCACGTGCATTCTTGATAGTCTGGAACTTCTCTAAAGCCCAGGCAACAATGATGTCATGCTCTTTTTTCATCGCTCGGGTTTTAGAAAAATCTAACTCTTCTCCAGGAGCTAACTCATGGTTGTCGGGCTGAGTCATTACCGTCCCTCATTAGTCCCAAAGTTCAGACCAAAGTCTTGCAACATGTTAGCTGAATCATCGTCCATATAGACAGGCTCACCTAAACCAGCCGCACTATACGGAGCGTGCAAGCGTTGTAATTCTGCCTCATCACTCATTGGATAATAAGTATCAGATGGTGTCGAGGAATTCGTCGAGGCTGTCATTGTTACGTACGCTGGGAGATCCTTGGACATCATCCGATTTAACAGATCCTGAATTGTCTCCTGTTGATTCGAAATCAATTTCAAGTTGTTCTGCTCCCTGATTTGAAACGACCTCCACAGGAGGAGCATCGCTAATACCAGGAATAGCAACATTGATCCCGAGAGAACCCAGGGCATCCACTGCATCTTTATACCTCTTTAACTCTTCTTCCAACTGATGACGCTTTTCCAGATGGATTTGATTTGAACTGATAAGTGCGCGTCTCTGACTAGGGCTAGCAAAGCCAAGCTGAGTAGCCATATCAGTGACACAATCACTGCAAAAATATACAGCACCATACCAATCATCATTAAAACCAAAATCAATAAAGGTTCCATGATATTTCCCACAAGTCATACACTTATTGGGAGAGATTGGAAGGTAACCCTCAATGATCTGAAATTTACCTACAGAGCTGCCAGGCTCTACTACTCCTGACACTGCTACTTCAGTCACCAGATACCTCCCAGATGCTCATCTATAGTAGTCCACTCTGTATTATTACGCCTACCCGCCAAGTGGTCAGCTAAATTCATATCCAACTCTTCTGGTCTTACATAGTAGGTCGCTGGATTAAGAGTCTGTTTAATAATGTCAGCAGCTGACATCTCTTTAGCAGGCCCCGGTGTTGCATTAGTCAATCTCAAGTCTGGCATAAAGCTAAAGAAGTACCGAGCAGAGTCCGGCGCGTGGGAGTCCTTGCGGTGTAGCTCTTCCCTCGGGTCGTTGTCGTGGCGCTTCTTAGCTGACTCGTAAGTCTTCCATCTCACGCGCTGTAAAGCTCGAATCAAGTTAGTACAGTTGCCTGTAATTAACCACTGTCCCTGTTTAAGATACCGGTTCATTTTCTCAACACCGATAGGGACGTTATTATTACCTAGCGCGATCGGAACGCCCTCAATCGCATAAGCAGTCTGAATAGAATCCCCCGTCTGGGCGTTTCTTTGAACGATGGAAGGATCACCCACATTAATATTTGGCGCTCTGCGTCCGTCGAGTCTGTTTCTTTCATGATACTCCTTTGCTAGTGATGGAATGATTCGATCGCTCTCATGAATCTCATCATAAGTAACAACCAAACCTTTAGGGCTTACCGCGTGCCAAAGCCAACAAGCAGGAGCATTAAGACCATGATCAAGGCTGGCGTAATGAGTCCATGAAAGAGGGGGAATAATAGGATCAATAACATGACCACGCGGAGGCGGCAGTGGACTGAATGGCTTAAATGCAAGGCCACCGATTTGAACGAACTTGCCTTCCGCACGCGCTTTCTTTTCATCATCATCAAGACCTTCAAGAACATTGGCAATCTCTGCACGAGAGATATAAGGGTTCTCACTAATCTCAATCATGATTACATCAATGTTGCTACCTGGTCTAAGGCCTGGTACAAACAATTCATCATAGACCCATGTCATACCTTCAACAGGGGTCATAGTGATGTACCAAGGACCACCAGTGTCAACAAGACGCATCTTGCACTCAGTAAAGATATCTTTTGGAGGCTCTTCGTCAAAATGAATAAAGTCACGACTAGTACCAGCAAACTTCTCAAGTTTCTGGTCATAACTCATTAGTTCAACTGTAGAGCCGTTACTAAGTTCAAGAGTTCTAGTTCGTGATTGCCAACTATCTTCCCAAGAACCATTAATTAAGTCAGAGGGTGGCAACCACTTAGCAAGCTCAGGCTTAATAATCATTTCGATGCCTTCTGTGTAAGACACCGTGACGATTCGGCCCTTGACCGGTCCGGAGGGTACCCTCTGGTATGGGTGCGAACCCCTCAGTCTAAAGATATCCTCGCAAATTCCACCCACAGTCTTACCAGATCGGTTACCTCCAATGTATAACCGACCTTTAGCAGGGGAGGAGTGAAACCTAATTTGCTTCTCATGCGGATTATACAGCAATACTGTAGGTCTAGTAGTTGCTCGTACTAATCCATCTTTGAATAGGCCAGCTAGTTCATCTTGGCCCATATTATTTTTGCGACGACTCATGAAGTATTGTCCGTAAAGTCGATAACACTCTTCAGCATAGTGATAAGACTGCTCAGTGCAGCATTACCGCCTTTACTGCCTGTAATAGTTAATGAAAGACCAGTACCGATCTTTCTGGAAGACGTTCCATCATGTGCATGGTCTCCTGGAGATGCTTGAGTGTGTTTCACGCCTAGGGTGTGGTGCTGG